GGCCTCACCCCCTACCAATATTTCGGATCGCCGCCGGTGAGCATTACAGCCACCACATACAGCAACGCGATAAGACCGAAAAACAGGATGGTGGCGAACACCTCGCGCACCCATAGCCAAAACTCACTCATTGTTCTGCCCCTTAGTAGTTGATGCCGACAATGCGCTGCCGACCGCTTTTGGTTGTCTCAATCTCAACATCGACGCTTCGGCCTTCCATGCCAGCATGGATGATATATGCGTCCGATATGTTGGCTTTGGTGCGCACCGCTTGGCCTGTTGTGAATGTGATTTCAAAAGCCGGATTGCCCATGCTGGAGTTTGCCAGCCGCTTGATGGTCTTGATTGTTTTTCTCATTAGTCTGCCCTCACCTGCATAAGTTCGTAATGCTCTTCCTCGCACAGGATCGCCATGTTGAGACGATCCATGACGCCGAACATCTGGTACCATTTGCCGTTGCCGCAAAAATCCTTGTGGTATTTCTTAGCGGCGTTGTTGGCGAAATATGTCCATAACTTCACCGCTTTGTTGCGGTCGTAGGTGCCAGCATCAAAACGCTTTTGCAGGTTCTTTTCGATGCTCTCGCGCTGTTGTTGGTACAGTTGCGCGTCGTTCAATGCGAACAGATACAATTCGCGGGTTTCGTGTGAATGTTCCATGATCTGATCCTTTTCTGTCATGGGTTGCGTTGTGGGTGGCTTCACCCCTTCATGGCACCGTGATGCCATCAAGGGGTGGCAGGGTTGCCCCTGCCGCCGGTGTTATCTTGTGCGCCACTCGATCAATTCGACGGCATCACCTTTGACAAACTGCCATTTGTGGTGCGTGTCGCCGGTGATCTTTGCCACCGTTGTGTGTGTGTGGTGCGTGTAGCCTTGTTGGTGGCGTTCTTCTGACAGATACCGCAACGCATATTCCATTTGCAGACTGTCTGCCGCTTGGTAACGGTCAACCGTGCGGCTAATGTGCAACGGCTGGCGGTCAAAGCTAGACCATGAAGCGGGGAGTTTGTCGGTCATGCCGCCTTTTACTTCACGGTAAATAATGGCGTTGATGATTTTTCCAGACATGTTCAAGCCCTCTCAATGATGATTGTGCGGGTGCCGAACCGTGCGACATAGTGCGACGCGCCGTCAAAGAAATCTGTCACATACTTGCCGCACAGGTCGATGATTGGACGCTGTGCCGTGCCAGCTACCTTGTGCCGCTTGCCGTCCTGCGCGTTGGTGAAATCCAGCACCATTGCAGGGTGGTTCATGCCGTCTTTCTGGATGACGGTGCGGGAGAATGTGCGGCCATTGGTGAAGCCGTGATCGGAAAGGGCCGCGCCTTCAATCCAAATGCGCTTGTTGCCCTTGTTGGTGCAAACTTTGAATGTCTTGTTCATTGGTTCTGATCCTTCCTAGTCGTTAAGGGTGGTGGCGATCATCGGCATCACGAAACAGACAATGCCAGCAATGCCAAGAATGAGTGTCCAAAATGGCGGGTCAAATGATGCCGCCGCAACAACGCTGGCGAACATAAGAAAGACGCCAAGCGCCATTGTGAAAACTGTGTCGAATGTATCCATTGGTCTGATCCCTTTCTTACAGGTCGAAATATTCGCCGCTGGCAGTATCAAGATAAACGCCAGTGTCAGGGCAAAGCGGACGGAAGGTGCAATTCCAGCCGGTGATGGTGAGCATTTCCTGCTCATCATGGCAAAAGCCGGAAACCATGCCGTCCAGATCGGCATCGGGTGCGACCGATACCAGAAGATCGTCTGCCGGTGTCTCAACATGGAAGAGACGCCAGCCAGCGCGGGTGCAACATGCAGAAGAAAACATTTCCATTGGTTCTGATCCTTTCATCAGTGCTAGTGATACCCACCCCTAACATTGGCAGGGAATGACAGTCAACAAGAAAAATGATATTTATGGAAAGCAATCGAAACACGGCACAGCACAGCAAAGCACCACACCTATATATGTCAGGCGAAAAACCAGGCTGGCGCACAGCCAAGATCAGCACAGGCAACGCGACGTTTTGCGGGTGTCGGGTGGGTGTTTGCGCAACGCATGAACAGACAGCACAGACAAAGACGCGCAGCAATGCCAGCGACGCATGGCTGGCACAGCGACGCGGCGGCAGGGTAGGGGGGAGGTTCGCGACCCCATGCACCCCCGCCGGCGCGGCCACTCTATACATGTGTTAATTGCCCCTATCCCACACACAGTCAGGAGGAAACATGGCTAGGCTAACGCAGAGCAAGGCAGAGAGCGTTGCTGAGTTGGTGATGCAAGGTCATAGCCTTGTCAGTGCTTGTAAGGAAGCACGGATCAGCAGGTCAGTGCTGTATAAGAAGATGGGGGAGGATGCTGAGTTAAGTAATCTTATTCGTACAGCGCAGCAGCAGAGTGCGGAGAAGGCATTGGAGGATGTCGAGGTTATGTATCAGCAGCAGCTTACCGGTCAGAAGAAGTATGATCCTAATGTTTTGAGGGACTATGCCCTTCATGTTAGATGGAAGGTGGGCAAGGTGATGCCAGATCAGTATGGTGATGTGAAGAACCGTGCTGGTGTAGAGGTAAGTGACGGCACGGTGCGTATCGTTTGGGAGAGCGATAGTGCAGGTTAAGATTCCTTACAAGCCAAGAGACTTACAGGCTGAGATGCACAGCAACGTGCGTCGTTGGAACGTGCTTGTGATGCACCGCAGGTTTGGCAAGACGGTCTGGGCTGTTAATCATCTTATTAAGCACGCTCTTACTTGTGAACTTCCGAGACCGCGTGTTGCGTTTGTGGCACCTACTTTTACGCAAGCGAAGCGTATTGCGTGGGATTATGTGAAGTATTATGCGTCTGTAATCCCTGGCGTGAACTTTAATGAAACTGAACTGCGTGTAGACTTCCCTAATGGCGGCAGGTTGATGCTGTTGTCTGCTGAAAACCCTGACAGCTTGCGCGGTATCTATCTGGATCTGTGTGTGTTCGATGAGTTTGGGATGCAGAACCCAAGGGTATGGGGGGAGGTTGTAAGGCCGGCACTGTCCGACAGAGAGGGTGCGGCTGTATTTCTAGGCACCCCAGCCGGTCATAATCATTTTTTTGATCTATTGGAGCAAGCTAAGGCTGAGACGGCCAATGGCTCTGACCAATGGTATCACAAGACCGTAAAAGCCTCTGAGAGCGGTTTGGTGAAGGCAGAGGAGCTTGAGGCGGCAAAGGCACAGATGACGCCTGAGCAATACGAGCAAGAGTATGAATGTTCGTTCACTGCTGCTATCATTGGTGCCTACTATGGAAAACTGCTGGCTGATGCCGATGATGCTGGAAGGATCACAAGGGTTCCGTATGATCCTGCTTATCCTGTGCATACAGCCTGGGATCTGGGTATAAATGACTCAACGGCTATATGGTTTGCTCAAGTCTTCCGTGGCGGTTCTATCAACATCATTGACTACTATGAGAACGGTGGTGTTGGGCTGGATCACTACGCTGAAGTCTTGCGCCAAAAGGACTATCACTACGGTGATCACCTTGCTCCGCACGATATCGAAGTAAGAGAGCTAGGTAGCGGCAAGTCGCGGCTTGAGACTGCGTTTAGTCTCGGCATCCGCTTCCGTGTTATTCCTAAAATGAAAGTAGCTGACGGCATCAACGCAGCACGCATGATGATGCCAAAATGCTTTTTTGACAGAGATAAGTGTAATGATGGCGTAGAGATGCTACGGCAGTACAGGCAGGAATGGGATGAACGCAAAAAAGTTTTCAGAGATCACCCGCGCCATGATTTCACAAGCCATGCTGCGGATGCGTTTAGGTATTTGGCTGTTGGGCTGGAGAATAAACAAAATCTCACAAAGCCTCCGCAACAGATGGCAATGAACGACTACAATCCGTTTACGCTATGATAGTTGACCTGCACCACTACAAGACAGCTACGGCGATGATGACAGTCAGTCATTATCACCAAGACTACAGTGATCAGGATATTAAAGAGTTTATTGAGCCGCCGTTGGCTCTAGGCAACTATCTCATCATCGAAGATGAAACAGGCTTTCCATATGTGTTTGCGACATGGGCTTTCCCTGAGATGCACCACATCGACACCTATGTGCGCACCGGCAAGTTCCCGCCGTCTGGCTTCCGTGGCTGCGGCGACAGTCCTTGGATTATTGATTTCATTGCTTTCGGTGGCTTTCAGAGTACCAGAGCCGGTTTTAGATATTTGAAAGACACATTTATCGAAATGGGATATAGTGACTGCTATTGGTTGCGTACTGAAACAAACAAAATCGGCTTTCATAGGCTCAAGGAGAATTGATATGGGTTCCGGTGGTGGCGGCGGCGGTGTAGATTCAGAGCCTCGCAGAGATCCTTATGCAGATCCACGCAAGGCTGCTGGCTCACGCACAGATGCAACACGCATGTCAGGTGCTAGAAAGCGCGAAGAAGAGCGACTGCGGCGTGCATCTTTTGTAAGCGGCGATCAGTCCTATGCAACCGGCGGCGGTGATATCGTGCGCGATAGCTCTGGCGGTGGCGTACTCACAAGTGTTGGAGTGCAACGTGCCGAGGCTTCTAGGCAGCAAGAGCTTGAGACTTTGATCTCACGCCGACAAGGTGGGTCTGGCGACCCAGAGGCGGGTAAGCGGCAAATGGCTATTGAGCAACTTGAAAAGCGCAAAGAGCAAACGCTTCCAGGGTTCCTTGGTGCCGTTTCTCGTATGAATATTGAACGCCAGCTTGCCGACTTGAAGGCTGGTGGCACACCACAGTTTGGTCTTAGCCCTACTGGCACATTTATTACTCAAGGCGTTACACCGAAGGGCGGGGACGTACCTTTGGCTGATGCACCTAATATTCAACCTATGTTTGGCGACACAAGGTCAGAATCTGTGCAAACTGAAGAAATAACGCCAGAAGTGACTGAAGAAATTGTGCCAGATGATAGAACCCTCATGGGTGGCCGAGAGAGAGGTCGGCGCAGAACAAGAGGGACTAGGGCTGGCGGTGCTGGCAGTTTTGAAACTGGTTATGGTGTGTTGCTGCGCGGCCCAAGTGCTACAACGCCATCCGGTTCTGGACGTTTATCGTAGGAGTAAGTGATGTCTATGTTTACCCCCAAGGTCTCTGTGCCACCACCACCGCCGCCACCAGAGCCGCCGGCACAAGTTGATTATGAGCGTGCAGAAGCATTAGCTGCTGAAAGCCTTGCACAAGCTACAGGAAAGCGTAAGGGGCGTGGCTCAACTGTTGTAGCTGGTGCATTGGGAGAACAAGTGCAGTCAGGACAAACCCCGACACTATTAGGCTAGGTGGCTGAAATGGATCCCATCAAAGAACTTGTTGCTCGTTTTGATTATCTTGAAAGCCGTCGAGATAATTGGGATACGCACTATCAGGAACTGGCAGATTATATGCTGCCACGCAAAGCCGACATTGTGCGCAAGCGTAGTCGCGGCGAAAAGCGTATGGAGCTTATCTTTGATGGCACCGCACTACAGGCTGTAGACCTTCTGTCTGCCTCACTGCATGGGATGCTCACCAGCGGCGCAACGCCGTGGTTCCACCTTGCAATGAAAGATCCTGACATTGGCCGCGATGATACGGTGCAGCGTTGGCTGGAAGACAGCAGCAAGCGCATGATCAGGGCGTTCAATCAGTCTAACTTTGAGACTGAGGTACACGAACTGTATGTCGATCTCGTTGTCTTTGGCACCGGCTGTATGTTTGTGGAAATGGATGGCGAGAACTTGCGGTTCAGCACGCGCCATATCTCGGAGTTTTACGTCGCAGAAGACCAGTTTGGCTTGGTTGATACTGTGTTTCGTAAGTACAAGATCCCTGCACGGCAAGCTGTGCAACGCTTTGGGCTGGAAAACGTAGGCAAGTTTATCCAGCGCACATTTGAGAAGAAGCCAGATGAAGAGGTAACGCTGCTGCACGCTGTTCTGCCGCGCGATGATCGTGACCCCACGAAACGCGACAACAAGAACATGCCGTTTGCGTCAGTCTATATTTGTATGGAAACCAAGATGCCGATTGCGATCAGCGGCTTTCAAGAGTTTCCGTACATTGTCCCGCGCTTCCTCAAGGCAACTGGAGAGGTAATGGGACGGTCACCTGCGATGGTGGCGTTGCCTGACGTTAAGATGATTAACTTGATGTCAAAAACCATCATCCAAGCTGCGCAGAAACAAATAGATCCTCCGCTACTTGTTCCTGATGACGGGTTCCTTCTCCCTATCCGCACGCAGCCAGGTGGCCTCAATTTCTTTAGGAGTGGCACAAGGGATACCATTACGCCACTCAACACTGGCGCAAACATTCCTATCGGTTTGCAGATGGAAGAACAGCGTCGTGGTGCTATCCGCTCTGCGTTCTATGTAGATCAGCTTCTGTCGGCCTCTACGCCTAACATGACGGCTACTGAGGTAGTGCAGCGCCAAGAGGAGCGTATGCGTGTCATAGGGCCGGTTCTAGGGCGTCTGATGAATGAGATGCTGCGTCCCATGATTGACCGTGTGTTTGCGCTTATGCTGCGCAACGACATGCTTGCGGTGCCGCCAGAGGTACTGCAAGGGAGGGATGTAGACATCGAATATGTATCGCCACTGGCACGCGCACAGAAGTCCAGCAGTCTGAATGGCACGATGAAGGCTCTGGAGATACTTCTGCCCCTTGCACAATCGCTGCCAGTTGGCGACCACCTCAACCCAGATGGGCTGGTCAATCATATCGTGGACTCTCTGGGTGTGCCGAAAGACGTACTGTTGCCGCAAGCGCAGGTCGATCAACAGCGCCAGCAACGTGCTGCCGCACAGCAAGCGGAGCTAGAGCGTCAACAAGGCGCAGAAGACGTTTATACGGCTGCACAGGCCGCACAAGCAGTGAGGATGGTAAGCGATGGCGGTGGAAGTTAAGAAGCTGCGAGAGATGTACAAGGGCGTGTTTAGTGATCACGCTGGTGAACAGGTACTACGAGATCTTGAGGCACGCTGTAACTGGCGTGCTTCAAGCTATGTGGCGGGAGATGCAAATGCCACAGCGTTTGAAGAAGGCAAACGTGCAGTAATCCTTCATATCTACAACATGATGAGTGAGGACTAAATGTCAGAACAAGTGGCTGAACAGGTAGCCCAGCCTGATGCTGCGCCGGTAGAAACACCGGCAGAGGTAGCACAGGGCGGGTCTGGTAACGACTTCTTGACCATGATACCGGAGGACATCCGCGAACACCCCAGTTTTGGGCCTATTAAGGACGTGGAAAACCTAGCGCGTTCATACGTCAACGCACAGAGATTGATCGGCTCGGAGAAGATCCCGCTGCCTATCAACCCAACAGACGAAGATCTCGACAACATCTATGGCCGGCTTGGTCGTCCAGAGGCACCAGATGGCTATGAGATCAAAGCAGACGGTAACGTCATTACTGAGGACATTGCTTCACAGTACGCCGATATCGCCCACAAACTGCGCCTTACGCCACAACAAGCACAGGGTGTGTTGGAATACTACCGCTCCACTGTGTCGAACTCTGCGGAACAAATGCAGCAGATCGTGGCAGATCAGGCGTCTAACACCGAAGCTGAACTGCGTCGTGAGTGGGGCAACAACTATGATGCCAAGCTCAATGCAGCATCCGGTGCAGCGCGTGAGTTTGCCGGCGACGGCATCCTCGATATGCAGTTGTCAGATGGCACCTTGGTTGGCAATCATCCTGCGTTCATCAAGGCTTTCGCAGCTATGGCAGACTTCAAGTCTACCGTGACCAGCGAGGACAGCATTGACGGTGCATCTGCGAACTACGGCATGACGCCTAAGCAAGCACAGGCTGAGATCGACGCTATCATGAACGATAAGAGCCATGCGTATTGGGACAGCAAGAACGTCACTGCACGGCAAAATGCCATCAATCACATGCAAGAACTGATGAGCATGATCCATGACAGATGAGGAGCGAATTGAGCTACGTTTAGAGTGTCTTAGGATAGCCATTGAGTTTGGCACTCAACGTGATATCATGAATCCAGCCCACATGGCACAGATGTACTATGATTGGGTGGTGCAGGGTAGCGACGAAAGTCGTCCTGCTGACAACCGGAAAGACGGAGGCCCGACGCCGGCCAAAAAGGCCAGGAGTGTCCGCAAGGGTAGCACACCGCAAATCGCCAAAATGTAACTGTAGTTAGGAGGTAGACACATGTCTACACAAGTCACTACGGCATTTGTGCAACAGTATTCTGCAAACGTGCAGATGCTTTCACAGCAGATGGGTTCTCGTCTGCGTGATGCGGTTCGCGTTGAGAATGTTGTTGGTAAAAATGCCTTCATCGACCAGATCGGTTCGGCTACTGCTGCCCTGCGCACCAGCCGCCATGCCGATACCCCACAGATGGACACACCCCATGATCGGCGTCGTCTGAGCCTTGCGGACTATGAGTACGCAGATCTCGTAGACGATCAGGACAAGGTGCGTATGCTCATCGACCCGACCTCTTCCTATGCACGCGCTGCTGCCGCAGCAATGGGTCGTGCGATGGATGATGTCATCATCACTGCTGCAACCGGCACCGCCAACACCGGCGAAACTGGTTCTGGCAGCGCATCACTTGACGCAACAGCTAACTCGGTAGGTTCCGCATCGTCCAACGACGGTCTGACCCTTGCCAAGCTGCGTGAAGCAAAGCGCAAGATGGATCTCAATGACGTTGATCCGTCGATCCCGCGTTACATCGCGGTAGGCCCAAAGCAGATTGAAGACCTTCTTGGTGACACCACTGTCACCAGCAGCGACTTCAACACTGTGAAGGCTCTCGTCCAAGGTGAACTGGATACCTTCATGGGCTTCCGCTTCATCATGTCCAACCGTCTGTCCGTGGACTCTAACGACATTCGTAAGTGTTTCGCATGGGCTGAAGATGGTCTGACCCTTGGTGTCGGCAAAGACATCAGCGCACGCATTGATGAGCGTGCCGACAAGGGATACGCAACTCAGGTCTACTATTGCATGAGCATCGGAGCGGTGCGCATGGAAGAAGACAAGGTTGTGCAGATCTTCTGTGACGAAACCCCTGACTAAGAGGAGAGATAGGTTATGACTACTAAAAACTCAGACCTCATTGCCAATCTTGAGGCTCTCCCGCAGGTCGCAAACAATGCACAAGAGTTGGGCGGCGTTGTCCGTGTGGCTCAAGGCAATGTTGCTCTTGCCGCTGGCGACAGCACCGACGATGACATCGTTATGCTGGCACCAGTGCCAACCCATGCAACTCTGATGTCCGTCCGTGTAGGTTCTGATGCCCTTGGTGGCTCTTGCACCTACAACGTTGGTTTCTACACCGACGCAGGTACGGTTGTTGATGAGGATGCTTTGGCTACATCTGTGGCTGATGGCGCTGGCCTCGCGGAACTCCGCTACGAAGCGGCTGACCTCAACACCACAGGTCAGCAGGTTTGGGAGCTTGCCGGTCAGTCCTCTGACCCAGGCGGCACCTATTACCTTGCGGCCACCTTCAATGCGACAGGTGGCACTGCTGGCGATATGGCGTTCATCGTCGAGTACGTCGTGAACTAACATTGAGGGGGCGGTTCGCCGCCCCTTCTTTCCATTGAGAGGTGTGCGATGCCGTCTGTCGTTGATATATGTAACGAAGCTATGGATCTGCTGGGTGCAGCAACCATTACATCACTCACCGAAAACTCCAAAGAAGCGCGTCTGTGTAACAGGCGCTATGAGACTGTCAGGGATCATGTCCTGCGTGCGCACCCTTGGAACTGCGCAATCACTCGCAAGGAACTAGCAAAAGACAGCGATGCCCCTGCATTTGGCTTCAATCATCAATTTACGTTGCCTACAGATCCGTTTTGTTTGCGGGTTTTGTCTTTTTGGAACAGCAACGTCAACAACGAGTTAGCTGCTTACGACAGCAACGTCATGTTCAAGATCGAAGGTCGCAAGGTTCTGAGCAACGAAAGCACCTGCAAGATCACTTACATCGCACGCATCACAGACACGGAACAGTTTGATACGCTGCTTTCAAGCACCATAGCGCACCGTTTGGCGGGAGAGACTGCATATGCCATCACAGGCAGCAACGGCGTCTCACAGGCCATTATGGCGCTATACAACGAGCGTTTGAAGGAAGCGCGTGGTATGGACGCGATGGAAGGCTACCCAGACCAGCTACAGGCAGATGATTTCTTAAACGTCAGGTACTGATATGGCGCGTGTATCCACTATTATCACAAACTTCCGCGCCGGAGAGTTTTCGCCCCGCCTAGAAGGTCGTATAGACCTACAGAAATACAACGAGGCGGCAAAAGAACTAACCAACATGGTGAGTTTCCCGCAGGGTGGCATTACACGCCGCCCTGGTTCGTATTACGCGGGTGCCTCAAAAGATGGCGGCAAAGTCAGGCTGGTCAACTTTGAGTACAGCGACGAACAGGCGTATGTGCTGGAGTTTGGTGCCAACTACATCCGTTTCTTCAAAGACGGCGGCATCTTAACGGAAGCCACAAAGACCATCACAGCGGCCACACAAGCTAATCCTGTAGTCGTCACTGCTGCATCACATGGCTTCAACAACGGTGATCGTGTGTATATCACTAACGTCGCTGGCATGACGCAGCTAAACAACCGTGAGTTTACGGTGGCCGGCAAGACGACAAACACCTTCCAACTGTCGGGCATCAATGGCACAGGGTTCGATGCGTACACAAGTGGCGGCGCTGTGGGCAAAATTGTGGAGGTCGCCACAACCTACTCAGTCACAGAGATTTTTGAGCTAAATCATGTGCAGTCTGCGGATGTGTTGTTTCTCGCTCACAAAGATCATGAGCCAGCCAAGCTGACGCGCACAACATCGACCAGCTTCACACTGACCGACATCGACTTTATTGATGGCCCATATTTAGACGAAAACAAGACGACAACCACACTATATGCCTCTGCGGCAACTGGCACTGGTATTACAATCACGGCGTCCGCAGCCTTGTTTGAAAGTGCCGATGTCGGACGGTTGATCAGATTCCGTGAAATACTTGAGATCGAACATGATGCGTGGGCGGCAAGCACAAGCTACGCAAACAACGCTACGGTACGCAACGCTGGGCATGTTTACAAACAGGTCACTGGCAGCACACAGACATCAAACAACACACCGCCTGTGCATCTCACAGGCACAGAAACCTATGGCAGTATTGATTGGGAGTACCTGCATGACGCGCATGGTCATGTAAAGATAACAGGCTTCACTAGCTCAACTGTCGTTACGGCAGATGTGCATGAAGATCAGTTTGGTAACTCGCGTCTGCCTGACAGTGCCGTGGGTTCAAGCAATGCCAACATTCGCTGGTCTTTAGGTGCGTTTGGAGGAGATCAAAAGTTTCCCAAAGCTGTGGCGTTCTACGAGGAGCGTTTGTACTTTGCCGGCACTACAGGCCAGCCACAGACCATTTTTGGCTCTAAGAGTGCCGACTTTGAGAACCATACACCTGGCACTAACGATGACGACGCCATCAACATCACCATTGCGTCAGATCGCGTCAATGTCATCAAGCACCTGCTGCCAGGGCGTTTCCTACAGATTTTGACTACAAGCTCTGAGTTTACGCTGTCAGGCGGCACAGGTGCAGAGCCTGTCACTCCCACAAACGTCAATGTTCTGCGAGAAACTACCTTTGGCTCATCTGATGTGCGTCCGCTGCGTGCTGGCAACAGCACCATTCTTATCCAGAAGGGCGGGGAGCGAGTCAAAGAGATTACGTTTGATTTAGACACAGACGGCTTGCTAGGCGTTGATCTGACCATTCTGGCAGAGCATGTGGCTAGTGGTGGCCTCACAGACATGGTGTGGCAGCAAGAACCAGAACTTATCCTCTGGTTTGTCCACAACGACGGCACCCTCGTAGGGCTGACTTATGACCGTGCCAATGGCGCTGTAGGCTGGCACCAGCACCCATTAGGCGATAGCGGGGTGGTGGAGAGCATCACAGCTATCCCCAGCGGTGCAGAAGATCAGGTGTATGTGTCTGTGAAAAGAACGATCAATAGCGCAACGGTGCGCCACATTTGTTTCCTAAAGCCAATCAGTTTTGGCACTGATGTCTCAGATGCTTTCTTTTTGGACAGCGGCCTCACCTACAGCGGGTCAGCAACAACCACTATCAGCGGTCTTAATCACCTTGAAGGCGAGACAGTGCAGATCCTTGCTGATGGCTCTGCGCACGCTGACAAGACTGTATCTGGTGGCAAGGTCACTCTGGATCGTAGCTCAACCAAAGTGTCTGTTGGATACACCTACAATTCGTTGGTAGAGACTCTGCGACTAGAGGGCGGCGCAGATGACGGCATCTCGCAGGGCAAGATTAAGCGTATCCACGGTGTCACGGCACGTTTCCTCAACAGCGTAGGCGCAGAAGTCGGCCCTGACACAAGTAATCTTGACCGCATACCGTTCCGTGATAGCAGCATGGCGATGGATGTAGCGGTGCCTATGTTTACAGGCGACAAAGAAATCTCGTTCCCATCTGGTTACGACAATGATGCGCGGGTGGTGGTGCAGCAGTCCCAACCACTGCCCATGACTATTCTTGCGATTATGAGAAGGTCTAACACTTTTGATGCTTAGATTTTTGCCGTTTGCACAAGAACACGTTCAGCACATCAAGCTCATGTTTGATCTGTCTGAAGATGGTCGCAAAGCACTGGTCGAGCATAAGGATATCAGGGGCTACACACTGTTTGAGGAAGATGTTGTGCTTGGCATCGGTGGTGTACACAACATATGGAGTGGTGTAGGTGAGGCGTGGCTGCTGCTGGGCAAGGAAGCGTTTGCGCGGCCCAGAACTGTAGCGCGGCACACGGTCAATATGTTCGATCACATGCAGGAAGAGCATCAGTATCAGCGCATCCAGGCCAGCATCGCAGTAAAGGATGCAAAGGCTAAGAGGTTCGCAGAATGGCTTGGTTTTCAAAATGAGGGTATAATGAGGAAATATGGGCCTGATGGTTCAGATTACTATCGTTATGCAAGGGTGATGTAATGAATCCGATGGCAATCGCAGCAGGTGCCAGTGCAGTAGCTGGTATTGTAGGGTTCAAAGGCAATAAACAAGCCGCTCGTATTGCGCGTCAAACTGGCGAATACAATGCACAGCTTGCCGAAAACGAATTGGTAATGCTGCAACGCCGCAGAGTGCAGCAAGAAAATGTGATGCGTCAAAACTCTGAGCGTTTAGCTGGTGCTCAAAAGGTAGCTACTGCGGCATCCGGCGTAGAGATGACCGGAAGTCCATTCTTGGCGCTTGCTGACACATATTTCCAAACAGAGATAGATGCTTTGAATATTCAATATGCAGCAGACGTAGATGAGCTTAATAAGCTCTCAGAGGCTGCTTTGGCACGTTCTGGAGCGGCGGCAACAGCAGCAGCGTTCCAAACGCAAGCATATATGTCTTTGCTTAGTTCTGGATCACGCTCTGCCCAACTTCTGGCTTGATAGGATTTGATATGCGCATCCCGCTGTACAACAAAGGACTAGGCCCGACAGTAGAGCTTGCCGCAGGTCAATCTGGCCCACGCGCAAGTCAGGCTACATTTACGGCGGCAGCGCGTGCGCAAGCTCAGTTTGCAGATCAAGCCGGTCAAATTGCGTTTCAATTTGGAATGGCTGAGAAGAAACGCGAAACAGATCGTGTTGCTAACGAAGAGGCTACGCGCATCCAAGGTGAGGCAGACGACTTTTTGCTAAACAACCAAGACACAGAAACGGCTGTGTTTACAGAGAACTTTACAAAGTTTCAGAACGATCAATTGAATAAAATCAATGCTTTACCCAACCTAACTACACAGCAAAAGGCTGACGTAGCGTCTAGGGCTAGTCGTCTGATGGCTGGCAAGCTGGCCGCTGGCAAACAAAACACATTTAATCGTGGGCAAGCTAGGGCGTCTGATGCGACTAATAATTTAATAGCCGCAAACATTGCTGAGATGGGTACTTTATCTCCTGATGATCCTAGATACAAAGAGCTTTTCACGACAAATGTTGAGGAAATCAACAAGGGCATCACGAATGGTTTGAAGATGAATTACACGCAGACCAGTATGCAACTGGCTGTGACTTCTCGTAATTACTTCAACAAAATTCAAGCGGCGACTAGCACAGGCGATCTGGATACTATTAAAGAAGAGTTGAAGGCAGACACCACCCTTCCGACCAAATCATATCAAGCTCTTCTGGGCAATGTTGCGGCGCAAAAGAATGTTATCAAAGCTCAGAATTTAGATGCTGCCAAAGGGGATCTTGCGGGGATTGCTGAAGCAGCAACACCTGATCAGTTTGATGAGATAGCATCTGCGTATTTGTCGAACACGGCAGTCACGGTCAGCATTGGTGGTGAAGATGTTACGATTGATCCCACTACTTTAAGTGAAAGCGCCAGACTGCAAATGGCTGGGCTTAGTGTAAAATTCCAGAACGTCGCAGTTGGTGAGTTGGTTGATAACTTGGCCGGCAGGATCTCAGAGATCTCGGACGACACAACTCGCGCATCTTTGGAACAAGCGTCACAAGACGCAGCAGATGGCAAAAACTTTACGATTACTCGCACAAATGGCGAAGTTGAAGAGTTTGACATCTCTCAACTGCCAAACGGCAAAAAGATTGAGATTGCCGGAGCTTTACGCACGGCTGCTGGTGAGTTGCAGGATCTTACATCTCGCGAAGTAGTTTCTGGCATGAATGATGTGCTTTCTGCCGACATGAGCATGGAAGATGCGTTTAGCACTTTCCAAGGCTTTTACCGTCCAGAAATACTAGCCAACAAATCGCTAAAGCCAGAGCAAGTTGACTCGCTTGTATATAATTCTGCCAGCATATCTGTTGATGGTGTGAGTAGAAAACTGACAGAGGGTGACCTGAGCAACGTGCCAGAAATGTTGCGCCGTCTGGATACTGCTGAAGCATTGCTGACACAGGATCTAAATGGTCGTGGCAGTCTGCAAAACAACGTAGACTCCAGCCTTGCATCGAACACAAGCACTACGCTCAACGCCATTTCAAGAGCTAGGTACGAGATTAACAAGAAGATCAACGAAACCGCAAAGTTTAGTGTAGGCGTGAAGCAGCTTCAGAGCGGCACCTTCCGTGCAGACATGTTTACGCCTAGTGACGCTAATAAAATGATTGCGGCAACTATATCTTTGATTGATCAGGAAGCCGTTGACTCAGGTCAAAACTCAATGAGCATGAAGTTCTCCATGCTTGAGAAAAACAACGTAGTCTACGAGATCTATAAAAACCGCTTGGGTCAGGCTAGTTCTTTGGGCCGCAGCGGCGTCCTAGAGGCTGGCACCGCAGACTTTGAGACTGTTCAGCGCGGTCTAAACTTCTTCAACGCAATGAAGCGATATCCCGCCGTGTTGCAAAACCACACAACAAAGGAAGATCGCACGTTTTTTGAGGCCATTAATGCAAGGCTTGGGTTTGAAACGCTTGATGGCGCGATTGTGAATGTGTCGAGAGCGGCGTTTAATGGCGTCGATATTTCTGGCGTCACAAACAAAAAGATTGAGCAAGCCGCCGCAGATGTCATGGACAGTGCGTCACCTGGCTTCATTGGATCTTTGTTCGTTGACGGCCCCACAGAGGTGCAAAACGGCCCCGAAATCCAGACTTTGCTGGAAAAAAGGGTTAAGGATTATGTGAAGCTAAACGTAAACGTGGAAAACGCTATTGAGCTTGCCAAGAAAGACATAGCTGAAACACATGTTTTCGTGCGCGGTATTCTTACACGCAAACAAGCGAACACCCCTCCCAACATCAATCAACTTGCCAACCTTGCTGTTGAACAGGCGTTGCGGTTCCGTGACGAACAGAAGATTGGTGTGCCAATCATTTCGGATGATGACTTAGAGGCTGATGATCTGTCTTTGGTAGAGGTGCCTAGTCCTGGCTCTGGAGTTTGGGCGTTGATGTCGTTAGGCGGCGTAAATGTGCCGGCAGTTATGATGACACAGGACGGAGATCAGTTTGCGATTGATGACAAACGCACAGTGACGACAACAGATGTAGTCGGCATGATTACTTGGACGACCAGAGAGCTTGAGAAACTGGCAAGCGTGGATCAAGGGCTTGCAGATGAGGCGCGTCTGAATGAGGTCAATCAACAAGTTAAGGACACTGCTGCGAACATAGCCGTTGGTGTAATTACTGAGCAACAGATGTCCCTTGCAAAGCCATACATGTTTGGTGATGTCGTAACTATCATGCCATCAGATGTAGCGGCTGCTGAAGCTGTGATTGCAGA